CTGTTGGTGCGTACCTTCTGGTACGAGTTCATAATCATAAGTTCTTCATCTGATAAATTGTCCTCTGTGGACAACTGCATTTCTAATAAATATTCGTTCATCTTTCTGTGTCCTTTCTTTTGTTATAGGGTGACTGTAATGTAGCCACCCACTTATATATTCTCTATTTAGTTTTCAATTAAGCCGTCTTTTTCAAAACGGAATACTTTGCTACATTTCTGAATGTAAAAGCCAGTGTGACCAATCCTCTCTCTAAATCTTTTATGGATTTCACACCGCACATATTGACCTGTTTCTGTTCAAAACTTCTCCAATGGTCATATTGTTTTGTTGGAAGAGATATATCTATTCCCAACTTTTCGCCGATTGTGGCGACATTTAACTTTGATTCAATCTGTTTTGTCTCGCTGTTGTATCTAATCTTCTGAGACAGTCCATACTTGTCCATTAACTGATAAAATTCTTTAATGTCGTGACGCTTCTCTACCTCATATAATTCTGGTAAATCCAATACATCACAAAGAAAGAATCTGTTTCTCTCTTTGAATGTGCTTGAATAAAATCCTTTGAATGTGCTGTCGATACAAAGCAGCATCATCTTTCCTTCTTCTGTTTTTGGTAATGGGATATTGTATAAAGACCAAACAAGTAGAGCAGTTGATCCTGCATACTTATTTGTATAGCCATAATTAGATACGCTTGCTAAGATATTAGGATTGATACAACGAGGATTTACATGGTCGTCTATATCTTTCCTGCTGATATGATTGTCAAATGCCATTTCATTTCTACAAAACGCTACATCACACCATACTCTTGTGCGTGATTTATTTTCCTTGAAATAAGCATCTGTACTTGCATAGATATTATCGAAATCATAGAAGTATTCTACATTCCAGTTTGGGTGTACACTCTGTACAACTGCAACTGTTGTGAGTGAATCAATATCATCACTCAATACTAAATCAAATTTTTCATTACTCTTATACCACTCAGGTACTTTACTTAAATATTCCACGTTCATTACGTTCACCATCTGGGCGAAATAATTCGCTCAGACAGTTAATCATAATGAAGATGAAATACTTGCGTTCTTTCTGCAAATTATTTCACCTTGCCTTTCTCTCTGATTTTGAGTTCTTCCTTTATTTTATAGTCGCCATGTCCTATTCATACATTTCCGACTTTTGTTCTTGTGATTTGTTCGCACAGATTTGTGCGTAAGATTATTTATGATTTTTATAGAAATCCATTACCTTAGAATATAGGTCTGGATATATTTTGATTTGTTCTTTCTCCCAACGACAGATAGTTGACTTGTTACATTCCGCATAATCGGCTACCACTTGTTGAGAGATTTCTAAACTTCTTCGCCATTTGCGAAATTCTTTCCCTGTCATTGTGTTCTCCCTTACATATTATGGTCTGATAAATCGTACCAAGCCCAGTCCATAATCTCTTCTGGAAT